ACACGGTTAACGGTCTGTAATTATGAACGTTACCAAGATGAGCGAAACGCAAACGAAACGCAAACGAAACGCAAACGAAACGCAAGTGAAACGCAAACGACACCAACTAAAGAAGGTAAAGAAGTTAAGAATGAAAAGAATGATAAAGAAGATGTAAAGGCAAAAAGATTTTTGCCACCGACACAAGAGGAAATTAAAGCTTATTGTATCGAAAGGAAAAATCAAGTAGATCCTTCTAAATTCTTTGACTTTTACGAATCAAAAGGCTGGCTTGTCGGAAAAAATAAAATGAAATGCTGGAAGGCCTCAGTAAGAACTTGGGAAAAAAACGAAAAAGGTTTTTCCGGGAATAGCTTTCCACAAAAAAACGATATTAAAAACGCAGGTAAATTTGATCACGATGAAAAGTATTAATGAAATTATAGAGCGCGAAAAAGAGCTTTTGGTATCATCGTCAAATATTCGAAAATCGTTTAAGATATTTTCGGATTTAAATAGCTGCAAGCGCGTTTGGTTTGCGATCGGGAATAGATTGACAGATGGAAAATATAAAGTCGATGAAAATTTAAAAGAGCCAATCACGCAAATTTTGAAATGGTGTTTAATGGATCCTACTTTCAACGGTGACTTGCAAAAAGGGTTATTGTTATCGGGCGAAATCGGATGTGGAAAAACTTTAACTCTTAAAATCTTTGTTGAGTTTATGAAGTACGCCAATAAAATTGTCGCTTCTTACTCTGCTATCGAAATAGTTGAGATATTCAAAAGTAAAGAGGGTAAGGATCGTTTATTCACTTCTCCTTTATTCATTGATGATTTAGGAACTGAACAAGTAGAGATAAATAATTACGGTACAAAAGAGGCCCCAATTTATGAGATATTCAACCGAAGATATTTAGACCGTAGATTCTTAATGTTTATCACAACTAACCTTCGACCATCTCAAATGGAAGAGCGTTATGGGGATAGGGTGAGAGACAGGATTAAAGAAATGTTTAACGTTATGCCGATTAAAGGCGAAAGCAGAAGGAAGTAAATAATTAACCTAAAATAATCATGTACGATCAAACAATTGAAGAGGTGAAACACCTCATTAAGTCGAATCAAATTGAAGAAGTAGTAACTGCAACTAATGGCACAAGGAAAGTGACTTTAAGGCTGAAATCAGGCGGCTCTATCAGATTCTTTGGAGAGGAAGCCAAACAAGTATTATTAACGGCAAACAGATATTAATAAACCCAAAAATTAAAAGGATGAACAATAAAGAACATAAATTTCCATACGAATGGACTTTAAAAGATGCAGTGTTTACAAAAGACAAAGGGACTGTATTTAGTTGCTTTGCTTGTGGTGGTGGCTCAACAATGGGTTATAAATTAGCTGGCTTTAATGTTATAGGATGTAATGAGATTGATCCTCGAATGAATGAGTGTTATGTGGCAAATCATAATCCTAAATTCAACTACCTTGAACCCATCCAGGATTTTAAGCTTAGAAAAGATTTACCTAAAGAATTATACAATCTTGATATTTTAGATGGTTCACCTCCTTGTAGTAGTTTTTCAATGGCTGGTAATCGTGAGGAAGATTGGGGTAAAGAAAAGAAATTCAGAGAAGGACAAGCAGACCAGGTCCTTGATACTTTATTTTTTGATTTTATTGATTTAGCTAAAGAATTACAGCCCAAAGTTGTTGTTGCTGAAAATGTAAAAGGATTACTCCAAGGCAATGCGATTAAATATGTTCGAAAAATTTATGAAGAATTTGAAAAGGCTGGTTATTATTGTCAACATTTCCTATTGGATGCTTCAAAAATGGGAGTTCCACAAAAGCGTGAACGTGTTTTCTTCGTGTGCTTACGTAAAGATTTAGCAGATCCTTTCTTGTATAATAAAGATATGTTTACGCAAATACCTGAATTAGAATTGAATTTTAATGAACCTACAATAACATTTGATAAAGTAAGAGATAGTAATAATTTTCAAAATAAATTATCAGAATTTTATTTTAATCTTTGGGATAAAAGAATTAATTCAGATACTGATTTTTCAGACATAAATGGTAGAGTAAGGGATAAGCCAAATACTGGATTTGGAACAACTTTTGCTAAAACAGGAAAAGTTTGTGGGACATTAACAGCAAAAAAGGACTGTTGTTGTGATTTTGAAGAGGGCAGGTATTTAAGTGATTTGGAGAAAAAACGAATAGGAACATACCCATTAGATTATAATTTTAAAAATAATGGTCCTGAGTATTTAATAGGAATGTCTGTCCCTCCTGTAATGACTGCGCAAATTGCATCAAATATTTACGATCAATGGTTATCTAAATTATAAAATAAATGATCTATAAAACAATTTACGACCTTAAAAAAAGGCGATGTTTATACAAAGCAAATGAAGACTTTAAATCGTGAAGCCTTCGTAGTTGTCCGAGTTGGTGAAGGTGCAGACAATACGCTCACGATAAAGAGCCGAAACACTGGCAAAACTCAATCAATACAAAGTACAAACGATAAAATAATCTGGTTAAGGAATGATCCTGAAGCCTAAATAAATTGAAATTATGAGCAGTAAAATTTTAGAGCAATTCGAATTTTTAAAGAACGTAGCACAGTTGATTTATTTTGCAGATCAACAAGGAATCGTTTTAACAGGTGGTGAATTATTCAGAACTACCGAACAGCAGCAAATCTATTTTGATGCGAAGAAAACCACAACAATGAACAGTAAGCATTTAGAAAGACTTGCAATTGATTTTAATTTCTTCATCAAAGGAGTTTTGACATACGAGAAAAAAGATATCCAGGTCTTAGGTGATTATTGGGAAGCCCTCCATCCTAAGAATAAATGGGGTGGCAATTGGGAAAATTTCGTTGATGTTCCACATTTTCAAAGATCTTTATAATATGAAAAACAACATTATAGCATTCTTAGCAGGAGTTTTAACGGCGTTGTTAATCTATCTAAAGAAAAAGAATCCTGATATTGTTAACGTGTCGGGGGATCTTATCGAAGAGCAGAAGATAAAAGATAATCGGAAAAGCAAACAAAGAGGAATCAGAATAGTAAGTGCTAATGACTCATTGCCAATAAGTGGCGAAATGTCGAGGCGCGAAGTTATCCAAATTTGGAAGTCTTTGAAAAGATAAGTACATTAGCAACTCATTAAGTATTAATTTAATTTAAATAAAATGAAAAACTTTTTTAAAATGCTTTGCGCATTCATATTTATTATGATGGTCGCTGTTGTATCTGGAATGGCTCAGGTTATTGGGGTTTCAATTACGCCTGATAAGCAGACTTTATTGGAGTCTGTAATGAATTTTCTTATTGAAAATTGGGTGTGGTTACTGCCTGGGTTGACATGGCTATTACATAGATTTATTCCAACCGAGAAAGCCGACAGAATAATTTCTATTATTAAATGGATATTTGACAAAATCGTACCGGACAGGAAAAAAGGTGGCGGAAAGCATTAATATTAAGAAACAAAACACAAGAGACTATCTATTCAGGTAGTCTTTTTTTTGTATATGTTTTAAAACACATGAAAATAAATCCATATTTATTTGTTAGTACGGAATTTATTTCCGTAATTTGTCATAGACAATGAGAGATAAGTTTGGAAATGTAACTATATTATAATGGGAAATATAAGCCAAAAGAGAAGACAGAGCGCCATAAGAGCGCATGCCTCGTACTGGGAGTATGAACAATCAGTATTAAATAAAAAGTCAATTAAAAATAAAAAAGAGCAAGATGGAAACATTCAAAAAGATTTTCAAAGAGAAATTCCCGAAAAGGAAAGATAGAGCAGAGTTTTTAGATGTAGATCCTAACGACTGCGACAAAAAGGTAGAAACTTTTGATAATAAATTAGAGTGGCTTAAAACGAATCTTAAGCCCTTAGGATTAACCGTAAAAATTGAGAAAGATGAAGAGTAGTCATAATACAGTAAGGGCAGCCGTTGAATCAGCAACGCAACGAGATAAGGATTTAGAAGCCCTAAGACTTGCCAAGATCCAGGAAGCTGAAAGATTAAGCGATCCTAAACTAAAAGCTGTCACAACTCAGGTAGATAGTAGAACATTAATACTTAAATTCAAAAAGAAATGAGAAAGCAAATTTATAGATTCAGATATTCAATTTACGCGCTTATAATTATCGCATTTATTGAGTTGGCTGTGGTATAACGGTCTGGGCATGACACGTTGCTCTCACAGAATTTAATTAATAATAACAAAACTTAGAAATAATGACAGAAGAAAATAAAGAAGCCGAAAAGCAATGTGATATACCCGTTGTTATGCCTCGTTTGATTTGCCACTATAATGAAAGGGAGGGTGGATATTTGACTATTGGTAAAATATACCAAGTAGTTGCGATTCACGAGGATGGTTGGACAATAAAAGATGACAGCGGTGATTGTAATGTATATAGTTGTGTTTATTTAAATGAGGTATAACACTAAAATAAGTTTCGTTTTCATGAAATTTATTGACTGTTGTACAACATACAGAAAGAAGAGAATAATTAAAATCAAATAAAGATGGAATTTTACGCTCAAATAAAGAACAGGAAAATACTTCCTCTTAATGATTCGGACGATGAAGAGTTGCGAAAACTTAAATTTGGTAAAGATTATAAATTCAAAGTAACTGCACCCAGAAATTATAAGTTTCACAAAAAGTTTTTCGCATTAATAAACCTGGGTTTCCAAAATTCAGAACATGGTGAAATGAACTTTGAAGGATTTAGATCTTACGTAATAATGAGAGCCGGATATTACACGGAAACTATCACACCAACTGGGATAATGTATTTGCCTGATTCAATCAGTTTCGCAAATATGGATGAAACGGAATTCGAAAAGCTTTATTCAGCATCTATTAATGTTATTATTAAGATTATCGGGTGTACCACTGAAGATATAGAAAATGAATTAATTAATTTCTTTTAAACATGTTTTACAGCATGTCGAATAAATTTGCAGCTAAATTCTAACCTATTACATTCGTGTATTAATTCTAAAGCAAACTATTATGGAATCACTTATTAAGATACAGAGCGAATTAAAAGCTCCTAAGAATCAAAAAAACACATTCGGTAATTATAATTATAGATCTTGTGAGGATATATTAGAAGCTGTTAAGCCTCTATTAAAAGAGAATAATTGTCTTTTGACGCTATCAGATTCTATCGAAGAGATTTGTGGTGCTGCATTCATTAAATCAACCGCAACATTTATGCACGGTGATTTTAAACATGAGGCTCATGGCTACGCTAGGCACGCCAATACAAAGAAGGGTATGGATGATAGTCAAATAACTGGATCTACATCTTCTTATTCTAGAAAGTATGCTCTTAATGGTTTATTTTGCATCGATGACACTAAAGACTCGGACGCAACAAATAAGCACGAATCATCTGATTATAAATTTGGTAATGGTGATACTTTACCGTGGGTCACAGATGATCAAGTAAAAGCAATGGTCAATGTATTGCCAGCGCAAAAAGACGTAGTTATAGCGTCTTTAGTGAAGTATAAGTGGAGTAAGCAAAGAAAAGAACTTATAATAAAAGAGCTTGATAATGTCAAATAGAGCCGATTTTTTAGAAATTAGAGAGCAAGAAGCTTTTAATAACCCTCACGATTATGAACATCATGAGGAAAGAAAGCCTGATTTGTTTGATTGGTGTAATGATTCTAATCATAAAGATAAAATGATGAATGATTGGGAGAGCGACCCAATTAGATTCGGATTGGATCAAAGAGTCAAAGCCCACGTTGGAGCAATGAAACGTAATTCAGTAAAGTATTTATCTGCTGATCAAATTAAAAATTATAAAAAAACAGATCTTTCAGGCGTTGATTTAGACGCAAAGTTTATCGGTCCGAAAATGTTAACAGATTTTCAAAAGCTGCATTTCATTCCTGAGCCTTCGCAAGAAACTAGAGATAAAAACTTAAAAGATTTAAAAGATGGTTTTAAAAAGCTTAGAAAAAAATCATGACGCATGGCTTACTTGCCAGAATTGCGGAATAGAATTTAGTGGAAGAATACACGGGGATAAATGCCCCATCTGCGGAAATATAAATAAATAAAACTATGAATGAAACAGAAATCAGAAATTTGATAGAAAGCTATTTTAAAAATAAAGATGTTGGTGTTGGTATCCTTGAATGTATATCAGAACAGAAAGATGTAATAGCACTATCTAGAGACATCTATTCAAGTATTACTAAAGCTTACAATATAGGATATGAAGAGGGCGCAAGTGCCGCCGCAAACGATATTTTAAATTAACACTAAAATAAAAACAATGAATTTCGAAATTGAAGGAAAGGTTCATCTAGTTTCACCAACGCAACAGGTGACTGATAATTTTAGAAAAAGAGAGTTGGTTTTGTTCGTTGAGAATGAAAGAAATGCTGACTATTCGGATTATATTCCGTTCGAACTGAAGCAGGATCGAGTTGATTTGGGAAATGGTTTGAAGGAGGGTGAATCTATCAAGGTTAGCTTTAATCCTCGCGGACGAAAATGGACCAAGGATGGAGTTGATAAATTCTTCCCGAGCTATGAAGCCTGGCGAATTGAAAAAATGCAAGCGGCAAGTACTCCAGGGTTTAACGCAAGCGATATGCAGCCAGCACCTGAAGAAGAAACAGACGATTTGCCATTTTAAAAACAAGGGTGAAAAATATGAAGTGTTAAGGCTTCATGAATCATCTACGCAACTGTAGTATTAATTTTAAACTTAATAAAAATGAAAAACGTTATGAGTAATTATTTTGAAGTAAAAGCAAAATACGTAAAGATTGACCAGAACGGGAAAGAAAAGAAAGTAACAGAGCCTTACTTGTTTGATGCCATATCTTACACAGAAGCCGAAACAAGAGCAATTGAAGAGTTTGGAAAGATGATTCATTCTGACTTTATAATAGTCAATATTGGAAAATCCAATATCAGCGATTTGTTCCCAAATGAGAATGGTGATCGTTGGTTTAAAGCGAAAACAACTTTCGTAACAGTTGATGAGGAGTCCGGGAAAGAGAAAAAGTCAAATAACTACATGTTAGTGCAAGCTAATAACGTAGACGATGCTTATTCGTGGCTTAAAGATGGTTTGTCTGACATGATTGTACCGTTTAAAATACCGTCAGTTTCAGAAAGTAAAATCTTAGACGTATTCCCGTATCTCGAAAAGCAATAGGTAAATATGTTGTAAAGCATACGATTAAAGGGTAGATTTTATTTTCTATCCTTTATTTTTACAGTCTAATCAAAAATAAAGATATGAGCAGAGAGAAAGAAATAGATAAACTACATAAGGCTGAATCAGATTTTATAATGTGGCTTGATAATGTGAATTATTCGGGAGCCAATATTGATATTCAGGCACCGCACTATAAGTTAATAGAAGGATTCAAAGATGGCAAAGAGCGAAGAGTGGCGTTTATTTACGATGCGCTCAAAGGCAAAGCTTACGTATCAATTAACTCCATGTTCCCAAAGGCGGAACAGAAGCTTACGATAGATCAGTTCTATGGATGGATGAAGAAGCCTGCCCGTGTTATGATGCAGTACCAGGATTTCCAGCTATCAGATAAATTAAATAATCAAATTAAAGAGCATTTTAAAACTTTGTAATATGAATGCAAGAGAATTAAGGATAGGGAATTTAGTATATCCAGACAGTACTGGTGATATTGTTGAAATTACAGCTGATGACTTTCAAGATACTTCATTTTTAGAGCCAATCCAGCTAACAGAAGAGTGGCTTGTTAAGTTTGGATTTGAGAAGATTGATCATATTGGTGGTTATTCGTTTTGGAGTACTAAAAGGAAAAAGAATTCTAGACATTCAGGAATAACCATATATAGTAGTTATACAACTATTGGTAATAATTCAATGGTGAAACATTGTGAGCACGTCCACCAACTTCAAAACCTATATTTTGCGCTAACAGGTGAAGAAGTTAAATTTAAAGATGTTAAAAAATGAATCAATTTTCAGAATCTTCACCAAACTCATTAATAGTGTTTTGTTGTGTCGCTTTAATTTATTTAATCGGCTGGGTTGCGGCTCGTGAATTTAAAAGTCGATACAAGAATAGGAAGAATGAAAAATAATTGTATCTTTACGTAGGGTTTAGGTTAGTACTTTTCAGATGTGTTTTCATCTTTTTGGTTTTCGCCGCTAGTTTATTCTAGCGGCGTTTTCTTTTTATATGTGTTTTATAACATAGAATTAAATTTGCATAGGAATTTTGAAAATTTGATATTTACAGAAGTATTAACAAAAACAAAACCCAATGAAAAAGATTTCAAATTTAGAGGCATTTTACTACGAAACACCAAAGACAAAGCCATTCGAAGCCCTTAGCAATATTGAATTGTGGCGACTCGAAACGTCAGAAGAATACAGAAGATTTTTAATTCGAGGTATCTGGACCAAAGTAATAGGATATATCATTTTAGGTGTTGTGGTTGGTTCTGTATTAATGGCAATTGGAACGCATATTTAATAACGGATTGGTACATGAAGCGTATGAGGAACGAATATGATTTATGTACCGTGTTATACACTGGCACGGTACAAAACAGATAAAACTTGATTAAATGAACGAAAGTAGCAATAACAGTTTTTTGTGGGATGGCAAAAATGACCCGATAGGGGCAAAAATACTAAGCACATTTGACGGTGGAAGTATGGGACAACAAGCACTTAAAGAACTTGGAGTACCTATTGAAAAATATTTTGCAAGCGAAATAGACAAACACGCTATAAATGTAGCAATGGCAAACCACTCTAATACCATACAGATTGGAGATGTAACTAAAGTAAAAGGTTACGATTTGCCAAAGATAGACCTGCTTATTGGTGGAAGCCCATGCCAAGGGTTTAGTTTTAGCGGCAAGCAATTAAATTTTAACGACCCACGAAGTAAACTATTTTTTGAATTTGTAAGGCTTAAAAATGAACTTAACCCTAAGTATTGGCTCCTTGAAAATGTTGTAATGAAACAGGAATACCAAGATGTAATAAGCGAACATTTAGGAGTGCAGCCTGTAAAATTGAATAGTGCGAAAACTTCTGCACAAAATAGAGAACGGCTATATTGGTGCAATTGGAAAATAACGGAGCCAACCGACCAAGGCATAAAACTTGAAAACATTTTGGAAGATACCGAAATGATAGGACCAAGCGCAATACGTGGCAGACGATTAAACAAAGCTACTATTTTAGGGCGTAGATTAGATGAGCGAGGCAAACGACAAGACTATGACAAGAACGTGCCTATAACGCAATGTTTGGAAGTAAGAGCAAGCAACCGAGATAAAAGTAATTGTTTAACAACTGTTGCAAAAGATACGGTACTTACTACGATGCCAATAGGGCGACACCCTGACGCTTTTAAACGTAAATTACCTTTTAGATACTACACTAAAATAGAGCGATGCAGATTGATGAATTTACCCGATAACTATTGCGATAATGTGAGCCTAAACCAAACTGTTAAAATTACTGGTAATGGTTGGGATGTAGGCATGATTAAACATATTTTTAATTGCCTGATAAGGCAAGCGAGGGGAAAAAAACTGTTATTGCGGAATGACCACAGTAACCTTGATTAAATGCACATGTGTAGTGCTTGTGTATAACACAAAAGTAAATTTATATTGAGGAACGAAATTAAATTTAATGACTGTTACGAACCGTTTTAATGGTTCGAAAAATCCAAATCAAATGAAAAACATTGAATTTACCCAAGAAGAAATCGAGAATACTTTAAGGATTTTAGAGGTTAAGAAACTAATGGGAACAAGTGGACTCAATAGTTCAATTGAAAAGCTTAGGATAGCTAAGATTGCCCCTGAGGGCTCGACAATCTCAATAAAAGAAGCTGAAATTCTAGTAACACCTGCAAAGGCGTTCGAAGAAATGTCTAAAAGGAAACAGGCCGCAAGAGCTGCGCGAGATAAGGAAGATGCGAAGAGGATCATTTCTGAGCTTGAAAACACAAGTAATGAGGCTTTAGTTATCATTCAGGATTGGGTTGCGTTTTTTACATCATCTAGTAATCCCGATACGGAGGATTTGCTTTGCAAGTCAAAAGATTTCATAAATAATAAATTGTTTTAAACTAAAAAAGTAAAACTATGAAAAATCCATTTTTTATGGTGTATCTTGAAGGAGAGAGAACGCCAACGTTTAAGCATGAGTCAGTAGAAAGAGCAACCACTGAAGCTGAAAGGCTCGCAAGAGTTCATAAAAAGAAAGCCTACGTGTTATGTACGATTAAATCAGTTGAGCTTAACGAGTTCAAGACAGAGGATTTAAGACCTCGAAAAGAGGATGACGATTTGCCATTTTAAAATAAAATTAGAGAGATGAAAAAGAATCTTATTAAATCATTATCAAGAAAAACATTAGTTCGTATTCTAAAGAACTATGAGCAGCCATTCAAAGGGAGTCGCAAAGAGTTAGAGAATCGTATTTCCTGCTTGAGTTACCGGGAAATTAAAGAACAATTAAATTAGCAACCAAAAGCCGCCTAATAGGCGGCTTTTTTTATGTCCTCTATTTTCTTAACTTTGAGGAAACAAAACGATGAATTATGGCAAAGAAAGAGACTCCGCAAAAGAATAAAGGAGGCAGACCAAAACTGTATAAAGAGGAATACATTGAGCAAGTTTATAAGCTTTGCAAATTAGGCTCTACCGATAAAGATATAGCTGATTTTTTCAACGTTACAGAGACTACTATTAACAATTGGAAGGATAGCGAGCCTAAGTTTTTTGAGTCCTTAAAAAGAGGGAAGGATGCTTTTGATACAATTAAGGTTGAGGGAGCGTTAAAACATAGGGCGTTAGGTATGATTCTTACTGAGGAAAAGCAGACTACTAGAAAACTCAAAATGGGTGAAGGTGATAGCGAGTCTGAAGGTGAGATTATAGATACTACCATAACCAAGAAGGAAATAGCACCTGATACTGGGGCTGCTGCATTCTGGTTAAAAAATAGAGATCCTGAAAGATGGCGAGATAAGCAAGAGATTGACCACACAACCAAAGGTGATAAAATAAACCTTACGCCTATGCAATTTGTAAAAACTAATGCTAAAGATTAATTCTAAATATCAACCGCTATGGGAGGAAGGAACACGCTACTATGTTTGCACTGGTGGTCGTGGCTCTGCTAAATCCTTTAGTGTGGGAACGTATCTAACGCAGAAAACATTTGAGACAGACAATCGTATTCTATTCACTAGATACACCATGACATCGGCTCATAGTTCTATTATTCCGGAATTTGAGGAAAAGATTGATATCTTAAATGCTAATCAATATTTTAAGATCAATAAGACCGATATATCGAATATTAATACCGGTAGCGATGTTTTATTTAAAGGCCTTAAAACTGGGTCCGGCAACCAGACAGCCGCTTTAAAATCATTACAGGGTGTAACCGTTTGGGTGTTAGATGAAGCCGAGGAACTTGTAGATGAAGATATGTTTGATAAGATCGATATGTCTATCAGGAAGAAGGGGAAAAAGAATATTGTCATTCTTATATTGAATCCAACCACTAAAGAGCATTGGATATATAAACGATTCTTTTTGAACAAAGGAGTCCAGGAAGGTTCTAATTGCATTAAGGACAATGTAACATATATCCATACCGACTATAGAGATAATATAGAAAACTTAAGCGAGTCGTTTATTCAGCAAGTAGAGCGCATAAGAGATGAGAACCCAAAGAAATACAATCATATTATTTTAGGTGGTTGGCTTGATAAAGCGGAGGGTGTTATATTTGATAATTGGCGCTATGGTGAATTTCCTATAGATGTAGATTATAGTTATGGCCTAGACTTTGGGTTTAGTGTAGATCCTGATGCTCTTACAAGGGTGTATGTGGATAATAAACACATGAAGATTTACCTCAAAGAAGAACTCTATAAGAATGGCATGGGAACGGCTCAGTTAGGCGGTGTATTGAATGATAAATGCGGAGATAAAGAGATAATCGCAGATAATGCAGAACAGCGTTTGATATCAGACCTAAGAACTGCCCATAACTTAAATATTAGGCCATGCAAGAAGGGTGCCGGCTCGATTGTGAATGGTATTAAGATAATGCAAGACTACGAACTTATAGTTGATCCTAAATCTACAAATCTAGTTAAAGAACTAAATAATTATGTGTGGGATGATAAGAAGAGCGAAAAGCCTATTGATGCTTACAACCACCTATTAGATGGTATCCGTTATAACGTGATGGTTAACACTAAGACTGTCCAAGACTGGGTATTATAAAAAAGAAAACCCCGAGATTGGCGGGGTTTTTGGCTTGTCATGAATCGCATTGCATTAAGGCTTCACGACACTTTTCGATCTTTCGCTCAAAAGCTTCAATACTTTTAATAATTTTATTTCTTCTGAATTCATAAGCATCATTCTTAGATATAAAATATGTTGATCCGTTAGGACTGTGTTTTTCTGGAATCAAAAGTCTAGTCATTTCTATTTTCTTATGCCCAAGATCCATAATGTAAACAAACGACTCCCCATCAGTACTGATAATCTCGACTTCAACAACTAAATTATGATAGTTATTGCAAACTTTGTATAATTTCATATCTCTTTATTTATTTGGTTTAAACTTCTGCAATCTACATTTAAAAATTAGCACCTTAAAATCTATCAATGTGTTATACAACATATTTTAGTATCTTTATAGCGTATATACAAAATATTATAATATGAAACTAAATATTAAAGCGGCCTTCAACACGTTATTAAGCGGACAAACGAACTTCTTTAGCACATTATTTTTCGGTGGTAAGATAATTGATTCTGGACCTTATAAGAGATCAGAGATACCATCGGCCTATACTAATGGATCAGAAACTAGATTAGTGATTGATAAGGTTGTTGATAACTTTGTCTCTATACCGACTAAATGGGTAGATAAGGATGGCAAGGACTTAAAGACTCCACCCGAGCAGGCCAAGCTGTTACATTCACCTAACTATATTCAGACAGGCTCTCAGTTCGAGAGAGATTTTATTCTTCAATGGTGCTTATTTGATGAAGTTGTGATTCATGGTGGGACCATGGGTGTTGCCTTAAACAGGGGTAAGGCTGAGTTCTTAAAGGTTATTCAAGGGCAATATGTGTCGTTTAAGCTTGATGAATTTGGAGCGATTACAAAGGTTGTAAACACTTACAATCAAACTACTGAGCTAGATTTAGAAGATGTTAAAATCACGATGGGATCGGTTGTAGATCCTGCCATTACACAACACGCAACGTCTAAGCTTATCACAGCTTCAAAGCTTTTAAAGAAGATGGAGCAAGGGCATGATATGGATATTACATCATTTGGGAATAAAGGAGCCAACTATCTTGTTTCGGCTAACGAATCAGGATCATACACGCCAGAGCAAGGCAAGAATATGCAGGAAGGATTAAATAATCCAGACCTTAAAGGTGGTATAAGATTTACAGGTGCTAATGTTAATGTCCATGATATATCGAAAACACCTGCCGATTTGAATATCTTAGAAACTTCTAAGGACTCAAGAAAGGTTTTAGCCTTAATGTATGGCTTACCTATCCCGCTAGTATCTGAGGATGCGAGCGCATACGGCACTGTATATGAAATGGCTGAAAAATCATTTACTCTAAATACAACCATTCCGCTTAAGCAAATGTATTGTGAGCAGATTAGCGAGTTCCTGGATGATGGCAAAGGTAATAAGCTGATTGTGGATTTAAAGAAAGTTAGACAGATTCAGAAAGATCCTAAAGAGGTGCAGGAAACACTTGTCGCAGCCAATGCTTCAGTATATGCCAAATGGGAAGCTGCCGGATTAGATGTTAGCTTATTAACTGATCCATTGTGGAAACAGCCAGTAACAAGTATTCAAGATCAGTTCGGGATAACTCCTGAAATCGATTTAGTATAGAATAAAACCCCGAGATTGTCGGGGTTTTTGGTTTATTAATGTTCTATTCTTAGTTTTAAATCATACTCCTCACCCATTTGAACGATGGGGTTTTCTTTACTTATTATAGCAACCATAATCTGAAGCATATCGCTTTGTTCTTTTGTTAATCCTATTTGTCTTATTCGACCATCTTCAGTCTCTTGAACTAAAGAAAGTTTACCTATTTCTAATCTTTCAAATTGTGCCATCTCTCTTTTATTTGGTTAACATTCCTTAAGTCTAACTGTTTACTAAAGCTTCATAATTGTCAGTATAGAGGTGTAGCTCATGCCGTGAGCGCAAGCCATCTCCAGTACTTCGATGGTCTTATCAAACGATTTACATCTTTCATAAACAAACTTACACTCACTAAACATGTATGGCGTGGTAACTGCAATTTGTTTTAGTATTCGATTCTCTAAGTTGGTTAATTTCATTTTATAAGCTTTAATTAATACTCCAACAAATCTACAACTAATAAGACAATTCGAGTTATCCGGAAACATGTTACACAACATATCGAATAATTTTATTGGGTCGGTTTAAATGACGTACTTAGTGGAAATTAATAACTAAAAATAACTGAAATGAGAACTAATTTAGAGAAATGGAATCATTACAAGGGGCTGCTTGAATCATTGGAAAATGAATTCATTAATTCCAACATAAATAAAATGGATTACGATAAGGCATATCGAATTGAAAACGGCGTGTGTGAGTATCAGATAACAAATATTCACTATAATTATGAATTAAAAGATAGATGTCTTACATGGTATTCCGGTAAAAAGCCAACAAGAAATGAATTGAAAAGTCTAATTGGACTTGTCGAGAGAATACAGAATGGAGCACTGGTATTTGATTCAAATAAAATATCATTTGGGTGCAAAAGATATACAAATCCAGGTTCGGTATCTACTGGTTTTAGATTAGAGGAGTTAATTAAAAGTAATTCGTCGTGGTTTATTTGCCCAATCAAAGCAGACGCAAGACTTAGTGAATTTGATGAAAAAAAGAAGCATAATGAATGGTTGTTGAATAATGGACACATAAGATGTGCTTATTGCGGCAAGATTGTTCATGAAAAAAAATCAGTGTCGCACGAAATTATATTCCAAAACAGTAAGTCTGACCCATACAGCAGAACAGGATGGAGGAAGTTTGTTGATAGAAAAACAAATAAATATTGCTCTGGGAAATGTGCGGGTAACGATCAAATGGCCCATGAAGGATAAATATAAATTTGCACACCTCAAATAAAAGCATTACATTTGTGTATTGAATGACAGGTGAGAGCGTCACGATAGCAAAATTGCATTTCATAGTTTTTCAAAATATAAACCCTATTGGCCAGCTCTCACAATTGCCGATAGGGTTTTCTCTTACCTGTTATTCGCT